TCCAAAAAATAAATCTTGACTTTTGGTTATTCGTTTGATATAATATATTCATATTTAGGAGAAAGAAAAACTTTGAGACAGATAGTACCGCCAACAAATTGTCCAGCATGTAACAGTGATTTGGAACTTGTAAACGATCAACTATTTTGTCGCAACAGTCTTTGTCCTGCACAGTCAGCAAAGAAATTAGAACACTTTGCACGAACAATCAAGATCAAAGGTCTAGGTCCTTCGACTATAGAAAAACTTGGTCTTGAGACTTACAACGATATCTACTCGTTATCCCAAGAGCAGATATCAAATTTATTGGGATCAGAGAAATTAGGTACGAAACTACACAATGAGATAGAAAAATCAAAGAGTGTCGACCTTATAACTCTACTTCCAGCTTTTTCGATACCGCTGATTGGCTCAAGTGCTTCAAATAAATTAGCGAAACACATCTCATCATTAAGTGAGATAACCCTAGAGATATGTACAGAAGCAGGTCTGGGTCCGAAAGCGGCGTCGAATCTTATTGATTGGTTAGTAAACACTTTCCATTTCGAAGAATACTATAACCTACCCTTTTCTTTTACTTGTAAAAAGCAAATACAGGTCAGTCCAACTGACACTAAGGGAACAGTTTGTATCACAGGAAAGTTGAAAAGCTATCCAACTAAAGCAGCCGCTCAACAAGTATTAGAAAAGTACGGCTTTGCAGTTAAGGATAATTTAACGAAAGATGTTACTCTCGTTTTAAATGAGAGTGGTATTGAAAGTGCAAAAACCAATAAAGCAAAACAAATGGGAATAACAATATATAGTAATATAAAAACATTATTAGAGGATAATTAAAATGGCATTACCAAAATGGACAGACGAAAGAACTCAACAATTAACAGATTTTGTTGGTTCTGAAAGCCCTATCTCTCAATCTACTGTTGCTAACGCAGCTGATGAACTAGAAACATCAACTCGTTCAGTATCAAGCAAATTGAGAAAAATGGGATTTGACGTTGAACTAGCTTCAGCATCAGCTTCTAAATCTTTTTCTGAAGAACAAGAAGCAACTCTAAGAGCATTCGTTAGCGATAACTCAGGCTCTTACACATATGCAGAAATTGCATCACACTTTGAAGGCGGAAACTTTTCTGCTAAATCAATCCAAGGAAAAATTCTTTCTATGGAACTTACAGAGCATGTAAAACCAGCTCCTAAAGTAGAAACAGTTAGAACTTATACTCCTGAAGAAGAAAGCACATTTGTAGAAATGGTTAACGGTGGATCTTTCGTAGAAGAAATCGCAGACGCATTAGGCAAATCTGTAAATTCAATCAGAGGTAAAGCTCTTTCTTTACTTAGAAGTGGCGACATCAACGCTATTCCAAAACAAAAAGAAACAAAAGGCTCAAGCAAAACTGACGTTTTAGCAGATTTAGATATCGCTGGAATGACTGTTGAAGCTATTGCTGATGAGATTGGAAAAACTGTTAGAGGTGTAAAAACCATGTTGACAAGACGTGGACTAGCATGTTCTGACTACAACGGCGCAGCTAAAAAAGAAATCGGTTAATTAAACCTTTTTATTTTAATAAGCAGGGGTACATCTACCCCTGCTTTCTGTTGTACATTTTACTTGGGAGAGTTCATTGAATATTGCGTCGGCGTTACTAAAACAAATTATTGTTCAGAAAGACCTTGACACATGGTCTAAACTAAAAGAACATTACCTACCTGGTGAATATCAGTCAATATTCCGCATCCTTGATAAACATATAGATAATTATCAAGACCTTCCACAATTCGAAGATCTCCAATATGAAGTGCGAGATCGAAAACTTCAAGAAAAAATATTCGCAATCGAGTCAGTAGATGTCGAGGTAGACGCGTGGCTTTTACTTGACTATCTAAAAAATGAATATGCACAAATAGAAATACTAGATGAACTAGATAAGTATATCGACAATACAGTTGCAATGGCAACAGCAGAAGAAAATATAGAACAACTCCAAGAAATAGTTTTAAGGGTAAGTGACAAGGTAGATGTCAAAGCACCTGAAGAAAGTATGCAAAGCATTTCTTTGTTTGAAGATGACAAAGAACTAGCAAGTTACTTACCCTTAGGACTCAATAGTGAGTACGACTCTCAAATCCAGTTCTCTCCCAAAGACTTAGTGCTTGTGGGCGGGAGACGAGGTGCAGGTAAATCTCTTACCTGTTGTAATCTAGCTTCTAATGTATATGATTCAGGGCGTAGTGCTTTGTATTTTACAATAGAAATGGACAGTAGACAAATTCTTCAGAGAATTTGTTCAGTCTCAACTAAAATTCCACTCAAACGATTACGCAGTAAAATGCTTTCATCAGAGGAGTGGAGTAGAGTTGGCGGCTGGTGGGCAGGACGTTTTGATGGTGGACATGACTTATTACCAGAGTTTGAAAAAACTCATGACTTTGATACATTCCACAAGAACTTAACAAAACTTCCTTTACACAAAGAAAGACAGTTGGATGTTATTTATGATCCAGCGCTTACTCTTTCTAAGATACAGTCTGAACTCGATAAGAAAGTTAATCAACTTGATGTCGGGGTAGTAATAGTAGATTATCTAAACCAAGTCAAACGTCACAATGCACCAAGTCGATCTGGTCAATATGACTGGACAGAGCAGATTGAAGTAAGTAAGAAAATGAAACTTTATGCACAAGAGTATGAAACATTATTCTTTGCACCATATCAAACAGATGCTAGTGGTGAAGCTAGATTTGCAAAAGGTATATTAGATGCTGCAGATGCTGCATTCTCTCTAGAAACATGGGAGCAATCAGATAATTGTATGACTTTTAATTGCACAAAAATGAGAAGTAATCGCATGGAAAGTTTTACTAGTGAAGTTGATTGGGAAACATTAAAGATTGGACCCGCTTCAGCATTGAATCCTAAACAAAGAGAAGATATAGAAAATAACATGAAAACTGGAGAAAACGTAGACGACATATGATTTTATACACAGAGGCACAATTAATGATAGCATATACTAGATATGTGCGAAAGTTGGAAGAATCTACAGTAAAAGTGCTTACTCCAACAATAGAGGAGTTTCGTAAAATTTACGAAACAGAATTAGAAGAACAACTATGGGACGAAATAAATGACTAAAACAGAAAAAGCAGCACTACAAGAATCAGTAGTTCAAGTAGGTGTTGCATTAGCAATTAACTTTCCATTACAAACTTTTATGTTATGGTTAATGATAGAAAGATGGCAATGGGAAAGTGCTTTTCTCATCTCTTTAACAACAACTTTTATAATGACAGTTGTAGCATTAATCAGAACATACATGATTCGTATGGAAATAGAAAAAAGACGCAGACACGGAATCTGGAGAAAACAGCGTGGCAGCAGATAGAATTAGTAAGGAAACGGCAGAGTTAGTAGCTCTGCCTCCCTACACTTGGGAAACACGATCAGTTAAATTTTTATTAAATCAGAAAAAGATTTATCAGAATATTGATCGTGTACCTTTAAATGAACCACTCTATGAGAGTGTATTGCTACATGGTATTCAATCCCCTATACTGTGTATGCCTAATTACTACCCGATTGCAGGAAGTCAAAGAATGAGAGTAATGTGGGAAATAGTAAGAAAACACCATGATGGATGGATGTTTAAAATAATGGATGTAAAAGTTTGCCGATTTGATAAAGAATGGTGGAATATGTTTTACTTATGGGGAGATAAAAAAGAAAGAGATCGTATGATAGCAATATGGTTTCAAATGGTAGAACTTGCATGGAAAAGCAAGTACTATGAGTACGAAACAGATCCAAGTGGAAAAAAGATGACAGACTTTGAAGAACTTGGAGATAAATTGAAGGGGTGGAAACACAAACAATGACAGTAGAAGAACTATTACAAGAACGAAAAATACAGTATAAGTTATCTCCAGCAGATGCTATTGTTGCGTGTCTAAATCCTGAGCATGATGACAGTAATCCAAGTATGAGAATTGATAGAATTACTGGTGTATACAACTGCTTTTCTTGTGGTTTTAAAGGTAATATTTTTAACTATTACGACGCTCCCTCGAATCCTTTAGATATTCGTAGGGAAAAGATCAGAAGAAAAGTAGAAGAAAAAAGAGCATCTTCCGTAGGATTGAAGATGCCAAAGAATTTTATGCCGTACGTAGGTAACTGGCGACAGATTAGTCCAGAAAGCTACAAAAGGTTTGATGCATTTTTGCATCCAGACAAACCTTTTACAGGCAGAATTTCTTTTCCGATTAAGGACTTGACGGGAAGAATAGTAGCATTTAACTGCAGAACACAGTCCCCAACTGATGTTCCAAAGT